AGGAAGAGGATCGAATCTGACCTCTTTAAGAAGATTCCTGAACTACAGGGTGAATACGATTTAATTGGTGTTGCAGGATCAACGCAATGTAAGTTAGAGGCACCAGTTCTCTGGCATTTAATGGGCGGTGGGTTCGGAAGTGGTAATTTACACGGCGCTGTAGCACATTTAGCAGATAATAAGAAACATATGACATCGTTTGGAGTGTATCCACACAGAGCTGTTCTTATTGATGGTGTGTTTATGGCTATTAAGCGATCTGTTTTTGAAAAAGTCCAATTTGATGAAGATAATCCAGCTGGATTTCACTTTTACGATCTCTCATACAGTCTAGAAGCTCATAAACAGGGGTTTAAGGTTGGTGTTGGTGATATTATGATAACCCATGCGTCACCTGGCTTGAGAGAATTTACAGAAGAGTTTAATATAGGTCAAGAATACTTTCTTAACAAGTGGAAGGAGAAAAAAGTTGAATAATTCAATTAAAAGACTACACTATTCAAGTGAGTAAATTAGATAATGATTTTTTTGAAAAGGTCCTTTGCTTTAAAGCACTTTCAGACTCTACATATCTTGCATCAATTGCAGATTATGTTAATCCGAACTATTTTAAAGATAAGAACATAGGAACTATCTTTAAGATTATTACAGCATTTTATGAAAAGAGAAATAAGCTGCCTACTAATACTGAGCTTAAATCATATCTTACGACAGATGAGTTAAAAGAGTCTTATAAGACTGTAATTGAATCGTTAAGATCGATAGATAAGAATCTCGATAAAGATGAATTGTATGATAACACAGAACGCTTCTTAAAAGAGAAAGCTGTTTATCATACTATGCTTGAAGTTGCAGGTGATATAGCGTCGGGTGAAATTGATACTTCTTCAATCTTATCAAAGATTGAAAAATCGTGTAGTGTAAATCTTGTAACAGATAAAGGTCTAGATTTGTATGGTGATGTTGATAGAATTATCGAAGATCTTCAGAATGTACAACAATCAATTCCATCGAAATGGCCGTGGTTAGATGATTTGTTAAATGGCGGATTTCTTAAAGATGGTAGAGCGTTATACATCTTTGCAGGTGAGTCTAATATTGGTAAGTCTATCTTCCTTGGTAATATTGCTGCTAATATCGCTAATCAAGGTAAGACTGTATTGCTTATTACACTAGAAATGTCAGAGTTACTTTATGCAAGACGTATTTGCTCTAATATTACAAAAATTGCGATTAACGATTTGTCGACAAGTACTGGTACACTGAAGACAATGCTGACAGAAAACCATGATGATACAAATGGACGAATATTGATTAAGGAATTTCCACCATCAACTATTACGCCAAACTATTTGAAGGGTTATATTAAGAAAATAACTGATACAGGTATTAGAATCGATGCGATTGTATTAGATTATATTAACCTGATGCATTCGACTGTAGGTAATAATTCATATGAACGTATTAAGTATGTTGCTGAACAAATACGTGCAATGTCGTATACATTCTCGTGTCCGATTATCTCAGCAACTCAAATTAATCGATCTGGATTTAATACTGAGAACCCAGACATGACTACGATTTCAGAAAGTATCGGCTTGTGTGCTACTGCAGACTGTATTACCTCTATTTTTCAGAACGATGAAGACAGAGAGTTAGGAGTGATTAGGTTAGGTATGATGAAAAACAGATATGGTGCACGAGGAACTACTCAAGCAATGAGAATTGATTACTCGACTCTATCTATTCTTCAATCGGATGAAGATCCTGTTATGTCAGATGAATATAATGATAACACGTTTAAAATATTGACATCTTTAAGTGAGATGTAGCATTTTTCTATAAGCTAAGTAAATAAACTGGTGAATATAGCTATTTGGACAGATAATGATCTTGACGGTGCTGGATCAGCATTAGCTCTGCAATTAGTGTATGGTGACCGTGCAAATTTTTCCGTTTTTGATGTAAATGACGGGAATTTTGCAGGTACATACAAAGGCTGGGCTGCTACTAATTACGATAACTTCGATAAAATTTATATTGTTGATGTCTGGGTGCCAGATGAAATTGTATCTGTTGTTGATCGCGAAAAAGTTGTGATTATAGACCATCACAAGTCTCATGTCGATGTAAAGGATAGGTATAAAACTGCAAAAGTCATTATCGAAGACTGTTCATCGTGCTGCAAACTTATCTTACAAAAGTTTACAAAGGTTTTAGACAAAGCTCTATTACCAGCACAGAAAGAGTTGTTTAATATTGTTGATGATTACGATAGCTACACTCTCGCGTATGCAGACACCCTAAAGTTGAATTCTATATACCATAGCTATAATGCACCGAAGGGTGAAAAGTTCATACAACGATTTAAGAACGGTTTAGGTACATATACACCGTATGAGCAAAATGCATACAAACTATTTTGTAATAGGCTGAAAGATGCTATCGATAACGCGACGTATTTTAAAGGTAAGATAAAAGAGTATAGTGTAATTAGTTGTGTCGCTAATAATAGTATTAACGAACTAGCACATTATGCATTAAAAAAACATAATGCTGACATTGCTATAATAATTAACACTACATCTCAAAAAGTTTCTTTTCGTAAGAAAAAAACAGGGTGCGATATGAAGCTTCATAAGTTAGCGGAAGTTTTATGCGATGGTGGAGGCCACGAATATGCAGCAGGTGGCTCAATTACTCAGCAGTTTCTTAACTTTACCAAAACTTTAACGCCATGCACCTAACACCAGTAGTAAATCCCTCGCAAAATATAATTGATCGTGAAACTGAGCACATGCTTTTAAGCTTTTGTTCTCTGTGTACCTTACTTAAAGGTAAAAAACTAAGTTTCCAAAATGTATTTGTCTTAACGCTACAAGATGAGCAATTAAGAGAAGTATGTAAGGAGTTAATTGGAGTTGATTCTAACATAGAAGTGTCTAGAATATTCTTAGAGTACGATCCGACGATTACTAAGAGCAAGTATATCACGAAGTACTTAAACTCTAAGAAGAAATTATGTCGCTAAGTGAATTTGAGAAACGAATATACAACTCATATAATATTGCTTATCGTAAAGCAAATAACAAACCGTTTAAGATAAGAAAAGACTTTGAAAAGCTTGACGCTACTACGATCTTAGTATTACGTAAGCTCTCTTCTCTCTTTGAAAGAAACTCATCGATAGATATCGACGAGTTTTTTATTGCACCTTATAAAGTTTACAGTACAACAGATTATACATCTATTGATTTTTTTCTAACGCGTAAAGCGCTTAAATGCTATACTACATACGTTAAGTCTCGTGAAAAAGAAAATCCAGATAGTGATGAGGTAATAGCAAGATGTAAAGAGGCATGTTCCTTTATATATCGATACTGTAGAATAAATAATATTACACTAGATCAATATAAGTCGATGATTGTCGGTACAATGCCGATTGTTATTCAACATCTTAAAGATCATAGTGTAAACTTTTACATAATCCATGCTTTGGACTGTAATAAAAATTTAAGGTCTGTAGGACAAGAATTACTTGATTTTTTGATTCCAGACTTTAATATCATTAATAATGAAACGAGAATTAATTACTGTAAGTCGACAAAATTAAAACATACACTAAGTAAGGCTCTTGACATTATAAAACAACAACTAGAAAAAACTAAAAAACAAACAACAGAAAAATAATAATATGAGTAAGGCATTTAATAATTCAATGTTCCAGTCAATCAAGGACGCTCTTGCTAAGAGCAATAACGAAAACGGTGGTAGTGCTACCTATACAGAGATCATGAAAACGTCTCCAGGTAATACATACACAGTACGACTATTGCCATTCGCAAGTGATCCGAAGAATACATTCTTCCATTACTTTAATCATGGGTGGATATCATTCGCAACTGGTCAATACGTACAAGCGCTGTCGCCTATGACATTTGGCGAGCGTGATCCAATTGCAGAAGAACGTTATCGTACTCTTCGTATGGGTACAGAGGATGAGAAGGAACGTGCAAAGGCGATTAAGAGAACTGAGAAGTATCTTGTTAATGTATATGTCATTGACGATACATCTAATCCAGATAATAACGGTAAAGTAAAGCTTCTTAGATACGGTAAGCAATTGCATAAAATTATCATGGAAGCAATTGAAGGTGAAGATTCAGAGGAGTTCGGTCCACGTATCTTTGACTTAAGTACAGGCGGAGTTAACTTTAAGATCAAGTGCGAGAATCAAGGAGAGTTTCCTACCTATGTCTCGTCTCGATTTACTTCAGCTGGTAAACTTAACTTGTCTGAAGACGAGCAGAAGAAGATCTATGATAGTGTTTTTGACCTTACTAAGGTCTTCCCTCTGAAGTCTGTAGATGAGTTGAAGCAGATGCTTGATGAGCATTACTTCTGTAAAACTGAGTCGACTCAAGAAGAAGTTCGAGTTGAACGCGCTTCGACACCTGCTCCTAGAGAAACTCCGCGTCATGTTGAAACTGTAAGTCCATCACATAGCGAGGAAGATTCATTCGACGACATCGACGACTTGCTTAAAGACCTATAATATATGACACATGAAGAACAACAAGCACTAGTACAATTCTTCGGTACTGTACATGCACAAGCAAGACAGTCTGATCAAATGATTGTTCAGCATGCTAAAGATCTTAGACCTTTAAGTAGTGATATTCAAAATCAACTACAGCAGGCCTTGGTTATGCAGCAACAGCAAGAACAACAGCGACAACTGCAAGAGCAACAGCGTCAGCCGCAGGTTTATATCCCTTCACCGGAGCAGGTAATGCCTGCTCCGGCAATGCACTACGCGACCGAAGTAACTCCTGCTCCGCAGCAACCTGGAGAACAGCAACTCGAGCTCTTTAATTTTACTGATACAAAAGAGAATGTGCAGATGGAGAGAATCATTAAAAGACTCAATGAGACAACAAGTTATCTCCACGAAATAAAATCACAACTTAAGGTAATTACAGGGATTTTAGAGAAACATAGCATACAATTAAGTGCAAATGACAAAGCAGCAAATAAGAATAAAATCAAAGAATGAATTTTTAAAGTTCTTAGACAGCATTTCTATCATTAATGAAGCTTGCATACTGAGCATACAACCCAATGTATGCTCAGTACTGTCTACAGTACCTGATGAAACGATTTATGTACTAGGTGAATATACAGATATAGAAGCTACTTTTAGCGGGTCATTAAACGTACCGAACCTTAAAAAACTTGCTAGAGTTCTTGAAGATATTAACGAGCAGTCTATTATATTAGATATTACTAATAACAGCATTAGTTACGAAGATCGTAACTTGCGTTTTAAGTATCATTTATATGATGATAACTTCCTCTCTAAGCCAGCGCTTAAAGCTGAGAAGATAAAGAAGTTTGCATTTAATGTATCGTTTACCCTGCCTAAGAATGCGCTTCAGACTATTATAAAAAATAGCGCCTTCTCTATCGGGTGTAAGAAGGTGTATCTCTTTACTGAAGACAGTTTACTTAAAGCAGAGATTGTAGATAGAGAGAAACATAATATGGATTCAATCGCACTTACTCTATGTGATGCAGATTACGAGTTAGATTCAATTATTCTTAACCTTGATAACCTAAAGCTGGTAAGCTCTATGGGTAATGATGTAAAGATAAATATTAATACAGATATAGGAATATCTACTATTGACGCTACTTGTAATTCAATTCAACTAAAATATATATTAACATCTCTTATATGACAACACAACAGACCTATAAAAATAAAATTACTACTCTATCATATTTTGTAAAGCGTTTAAAAGACTCTGGTTATAATACCTGGAAGCTTATAACTAATTACTCTGAAGCAGATCCTCGTAAATGGACAATTCTTATAGATCCAGGTAATACATCTGTTTTTATTACATGTTACGAGAACAAAGACTTTAAGTCTGATAAAATGTTTGAGATTAATGATGGTGATAGATATTTTCCACGCAACTTCTCAGTAAAGACTAGCTCAATGGAAGTTATTATTGCGTTGTTGGTAGAAAAAGGCATTCCTCAAATAAGCGTTAATGCAGAGCAATGAATATAGTCTCAATAGGAGATATATACGCAGTTCATACCGGCGCATTTGCTGGTGAAATGATTATATGCGTCGGTGTAGAAGGTAAAGACTATTGTTTTCTTGCTACACCGACGATGTTAAATCGTAAGATTCCTCGTGCAATACTTGAACACGGAAGGAACCATGGTATAATAAAATTCGTAGAACAATCACCTGATTATGTTCTTGAAGTATCAAAAGCACAATATAAATTAAATGAAGACTCTAATAATAGACGGGAATAATCTTATCCACAGAACATACTGGACAGCAAAAAATCAAGTCCAGCGGATGAAAAGTGATGACCCGACTATTTTGAGTAATTTTCATGTACACTTTACATTGAATGCAGTATACTCGTATGTAACAAAGTATAAGCCTACCCGTACTATTTGCGTATGGGATGAGAAGCCTGATTACATGCAAAATGACCGGAAGGCTCAGTTTGAAGATTATAAAGGTAATCGTTCATCTGATTCCTCGCCGCATATGAATAACGAAGTGATTAAAAAGTTTCTCTCGTTGCT